GAACATCAGCGGAAAGACCCTGTAAGCCTGTCTGGAAGCTCACAGTTCGATTGTAAAGGTTGGTGATAAGTGTGTACTTACCTTTTCGCTGTGCTTCACCACGGGACGTACAGCCAATAGCTGTAATCTCTGTCTGACGGTCACCACCCCAACGGAGAATCTGACTTGTTTCAAACGTTGGCTCAACATCAGTGTTATAGTGATTTTCTGGATCGTCATACGATACAAGAGCAGATGTATAGATGGACTTATCGTCTGCTGCTTGATAATCAAAGTTACCATTCACTACGTTAGAACGAGAGAACAATGGAGCGTTTGTGATTGGTTCCCACTTATCGGCAACAGCTACAAACTTGTTACCATCCCAATACGTCATACCGTTGAAGATACCAGCGATATCGCGTAATACCTTCCAAGCACCAGCCTTATCCTGAATAAAGATGTTACAGGTATGGCGTGGTTCCATTGTACCAGAACCAGTACCATCGTCAACCATTATGTCACAATACTGAGCAATTTCATATAATGCAAATTTATCAACCATTGCGGGAACTACTTTATGACCAAGACCAAAACGATCTTGAGTCAAAAGATCATAGAAGACCCAAGCAGGGTTGTTTGTCCATGCCCATTTAAAACTACCATCCCAAATACCTGAATATGTCCTCGCAACTGGATCATAGTTTGTTGGAACTTGGATTACACGACCTTTTGTTCTTACCGAAATCTTTGGAATGTTGCCAGTACCAAACAATCTAGAATCAAACTCAACGTACAACAGAGCAGTGTTAGGGTAACGTTGTTTTACAGCGACTACCTCAGCATAGCTCTTTACATTGATTGTGTCCTGAATTGTACTGGAGTTGTTTTCAGGTGTTACACGCCGAGCACGAATAGTCCAATTACTACCCGGTTTAGGGAGTTTTACTTTATGAGTTCTTTCATAATTAGTGTTGGTTTTACCGTCAATTGTGTAAACTTGATATTCTTGGAAAGCACCACCGTCTGTAGAAAGATCAATCGCATATTGCATTTTATAACCATTCGTGTCACCATTACTAGACTGCCGCATAAGGGCAGGCCAAGAGAAAGTGACACGAAGGTCTGTTAGTTGTGACTTGGTTATAGCACGGGTCCATTGAACTGTATCTTTCAGTTCAATACCAACACTATATTCACTAGATACTTCAGGGAATTCTTCAATTGCTTCTTGGTCTTGTGAACCGGAACGCCATTCCCATTTAACACCACCAAAATTATAACTACCATCTTCGTTCTGTAGTGGTGTACCATCAAGGTAAATATCCTTAGCTGTCGGTTGACCAGCAAGCTCACCTTCTGCGATAGCTAGTAGAACTTTAGCGTATGCAACCGACAGGAGGTTGTTAGGTTTTTCAACAGGGGTATGTGGTTTAGATTGACCACCTTTACTACCTTGAATTTCATAATCGATCATTTGTTTCTCCCATCAGTTACAAGTATTGTTTATTGTTGGTCCTCAGCTGCAATACTTGCCGAGATTACAGCACCACCAACCTCACGTTCACCGTAAAATGCTGGAACTGGTTGACCTTGTGCTGTTGTGTTTACAGGCCCACCAAATGCATAAGATGCTTTGTTCTCTACATCTGAACCATTTGTAAGACCATCTGTCTTTGGAGCAAGCAACATCGAAACACCACCAAGTGCAAGCGATACAGCCACAGAAGTCGCAATAGCAGCAGATGTACTACCCGCAGCAAACCATGCACCAGCACCAAAACCTGCGGCACCAGCAGTCAGTACTACAGCGGCAATTACAATGGCAGCGGTAAGGAAGGTTACACCTGCGTTCTTAGAGCCTGCATATTTTGGGATAATCTTTACAACAGATGGTTTACCCATGTGAAGTTGTTCAACATTCGATACTGTATGTTTACCACTAAGAATCTTGAATGTTACCCCTTTCTTTTCAGATTCACGGAAAGCTTGCTCAAAACCGGGAACCAACATCAACATCGCTTTAATAGCTTCCGCTGGACTAGATACAAGAAACTTATGATTACCGTATTTCTTCAAGTAACCACCGGGTTGTACTTCAATCCATGTTTCTTTCATTTATTCACCTCTTTGTGTCGCAACACCAATCTTGTACGTTGTAACCATTGACCGCCATAAACAGCTAATTCACTATTCTTACCGTACATGTGATGCAGCATTAATGTTTTACCATGAAACTTCTCACCTTCGAATTCAGAAACTTCACCTAAGTATACGGCAGCGTGATTGGGATGGAATGAACGACCAATTTGCATTACAATTAAGTCACCTGGAATTGGTGTGGTAACCACTTCAAAACCCCATTCTGCGTAATATTCTTCATAGAAAGAGAATGTATCTTGTTCTTCCCACCATCGATCTTTACGATTTACTTTAGGGAACTTGAGTCCATGATACTTGCTGTAATATGCTTCACATGTAGCCCAGCAATCCCACACGTTATGCACAAAAGGGCGATTTAACAAGCTCTGTGCTGGTTCTGGAATAACCTGTCTATGGTCACCTTCTGGCCAACTGACGATGTGCCATGGAATAGCAACACTGTCAGGGTCTACAATCAACTCAAGTTCACGATTCCGACTCATTACAGCGATATCGGCAATGCTAGGGCGAGTTGTTTCATCAGGGTGACTATGACAGATACCCACGATAGTTCCTAGTTCGTCAGCAGCAGCAAAACCTTCTGGACACATAACAAACTCTTCGGTTGGATCAGTTGACAAATTATCAATGGCGATGTATTGTTCTTTACCAGAAGGTGTGATAACGACTACCCCACAAGATTCTTTAGGGTAACGAGACTCTGCATCTTTCAGCATAGCTTTGATCGTTGCAGATTTTAATTTCTTAGGAATCATGTCAACCTCTTGCAATCAAACTGGCAGCAATGAAACCACCAAATGGTAATGGATTTTCTTCACCGAAACGAAGCTTACAGTCCAGACAGAGACCACCGCACATATCTTCTGCGGGATTGTCTGTTGGTACACCTTTGTCTGTAAAATAATTAGTACCAGTGTATCCACAATTCGGTCCACGATAGCCACCATTCATTGCCCAATGACACATTGCATAAATCTGTCTACGTGGTAGTTGTTGGCCTGTGAAATCGGCAGGGGAAGAAAGTTCAAATGTTACAGTGTTTGGGTTCTCACCACTCTTTCGTGTGATATACCAGTTCTGAGTAAATTCCATAAGTGGATCAGGGTCATCACCATCTGGTAGATATTGTTGGAATGTTGTATGTTCTGTTACCTTAGCACCGAATAGGTTTTGTAGTTGCAAACACATTGCTGAAATGCTACCATCAATGTTAGACACTTCAAGGTTAGGTAGAGGACTTTTACCAGTACCATCCCATTCGATGCCCGATAAATCGTAAGGCCAACAGAAGTACTCATTGCCTTGCCACATTATAGATTTCGGTGGAATATCACTAACGTTAGCCGTTTGGAATGCAAGCATTTCATCTGCTGTATATTCAACGTTGTAATTGTGGAAACGAAGAATGTCACCACCGAAATCTGTGCAGTCAACTTCAATCAGGCGTACTTTCATACCCGGTTCAAGCTTTTGAATTACGTCTTTAATATTAGTGATAGCCACTTGACTAGTCTCCTTATGCAGCGTATACTTTTACAAATGTACCAGTGAACACATACAAACCACCACCTTGTGGTCTAGGTACGGCATTCTTACAACGGTACAAACCTAAATCACCCAATGGTGGGGTCCAATAGAAACTCTTGTATCCTTGGTGTCTATCGAAGAAATCTTTAATAGATTTGGCTTCATTACCATATGCATGTACACGAATCGAATACTCTTCTGTCTTATTGTTGATACCCTCAGCAACCTCTTGAACATACCCATCACCGAATTGTACTGTTGTTGTTTTGTACTCAATGGTTGGATCGATTTCTCGTTCAACATGCCAAGTGAAAGTTTCAATAGCCATAACTTCTCCTGAAAATAAAAAGGGAGGGTAACCCCTCCCATAACTGTTTCACATTCTACTATTTATAATCAACTTTGTCAATACCCGAAAGTAATTAACTAGCTGTTTGTGGTTGAATAGTACCACCCGGTCTTGTTTCAGTGTTGATGACTTTGTAAATCTCTTGTACAACGAATGTACCCAAGCTCTGACCAAAGCCTTCATAACCAGAACCACCGTCTGTACTCGAAGTTGCTTTACCTTCGGAAACTGCAACGTTAACGTTTACCACCGTCATGTTCCCTTCACCACTAATAGCACCTTGACCACCAATAAGCGATACACCCAATCGACCATCACTAGTACGTTGCAGTGGCATGATCGCTTCTGGTCCTGCCTCACCCATTTCGCTTTCATTGAATCGTGTAGGGGAGGAAACAACCGAGTTAGTGAATGTACCACCTTTAGCATAACGCTTAATACCACCATCAAAGGCAGCACCTTTAGCGTGTTGATTGAAAATACCAGTACCTGTGTAGGAGCCACCAATTTGACCAAAGGAACCAGCACCTGATACACCCGTTGTGGTAGG